TTATGCTTCGTCTGAATAATAGATATTGTCTTTAAATGCACGGGGGAATACCTGCATAGAGACGATTTGTTGAGGCTTGTAGCCTTCATATTTTTCAGGGTGTTTTGTGCGAACTTCGCAAAGGCGCGTTTGGCTTTCACTACGGATAATCAATCCGACATAATGCGTCTTGGTAAATGTGCCGTCTTGGTTTTTGCGTTCACGTGTAAACATGCGGTCAAATGCGGCAATGACGAAAATACCTTGTCGGCGTTCTGTTTCTTGAGACATGATGTTTTTCCTTTCACTTCGGTTTAAAAATCTGCTTCGCCTGTCTTCCTGTTCAGGCTTCTTTCATTCAACGGTTCGGGGGCGCGGGGGGCGGTGCCCTCACACGCGGCTTAACGCCGCTCGCACCTTTCTTCGAAAGGGCGGTAATCGGGCATCCGCGCCCCCGAACCACAATCAACGGTTTCCTGTTTCACGCCATATTGATAATGGTTTCGCGGTTGTAATACGCCCATTTCGGGCTGACAAAATCCGTCAGAATACGGTTGTAGTTCTCTTCGTTCATGGGTTTCAGTTGGATACCGTAAAAAAGTTCTACATGCGCTTTAATCAGCGGCTCAATGCAATAAACCCATTTTTTGAGGTTTTCGCGCCATTTGCGCGAACCCTCCGATACAAACGAAAAATTGCTTGTCGCAATCTTCCACAACTGTTTTTTGCCGATTGTTGTACGGATAAGGCGGTAGCCTTTGTCTTCGGGCAGACGGCTGTTAATGTGTTTTGCAATGTACTTTCCGACATATCGCGCAAGTCCTTTGCTGTTGGTTTTGACTGGCAGCAGTTCGGAACGCCCGAAACCGTACTTTTCCATGTTTTCCCGAAGGACTTGCCATAGTTGGCGCAGGTTTTTGTTGGCACTTGTGTAATTACGGGCTTGGATTTGTCTGAAATTCAGACCACGGCGGATGTCTTGGCGTGTGTTTACGATGAGATGAAAATGTATACGACCGCTTTTCATGCGTTCGTATACGCAAATATAGTTTTCAAAATGTTTTTTAAGAAAGTTTGTACGGAGGCTGTGAAAGCGGCGGCTCGCCTCTTTAACGTCTTGCACGTCGTCGGCGAAAGTGAGTGTCAGGAATCCGCACTTTTCGATTCCAAACGTTTCAATGAACTGTTTTACGTTCAGCTCTAAGGCATGTGAAGATTTTTTGTACGAGGTAGAAAACTCGTTCAGGTTTTGGTCTGTTTTGGCGAATTTTTCGTAAAAAACGGGGGTTTGTTTGGTGTTGTTTTGATTAGGGTTTTCTGTGTCAATGCAGTTGTTACTATTTAGACAAGGAAGCGGCGAACGCTTCGCGTCTGCCGTCTGGTTTATTTGAAGTTCCTGCTGGAATGACATTTTAGACCCCTCTCAAATATCGGTTAATCGAATTTGTCAAGGGGTTTCAATCAGTTTTTACACTCCCTTAACTGGGGTGCAATATATAAGGCGGGAATCTAGACATTCAATGCTAAGGCAATTTATCGGGAATGACTGAAACTCAAAAAACTGGATTCCCACTTTCGTGGGAATGACGGGATGTAGGTTCGTGGGAATGACGGGATGTAGGTTCGTGGGAATGACGGGATGTAGGTTTCCGTACGGATGGATTCGTCATTCCCGCGCAGGCGGGAATCTAGACATTCAATGCTAAGGCAATTTATCGGGAATGACTGAAACTCAAAAAACTGGATTCCCACTTTCGTGGGAATGACGGGATTAGAGTTTCAAAATTTATTCTAAATAGCTGAAGCTCAACGCACTGGATTCCCGCCTGCGCGGGAATGACGAATTTTAGGTTTCTGATTTTGTTTTTCTGTTTTTGTGGGAATGATGAAATTTTGAGTTTTAGGAATTTATCGGAAAAAACAGAAACCGCTCTGCCGTCATTCCCGCGCAGGCGGGAATCTAGACCTTAGAACAACAGCAATATTCAAAGGTTATCTGAAAGTCCGAGATTCTGGATTCCCACTTTCGTGGGAATGACGGAATGTAGGTTCGTGGGAATGACGGGATTAGAGTTTCAAAATTTATTCTAAATAGCTGAAACTCAACGCACTGGATTCCCACTTTCGTGGGAATGACGAATTTTAGGTTTCTGATTTTGGTTTTCTGTTTTTGTGGGAATGATGAAATTTTGAGTTTTAGGAATTTATCGGAAAAAACAGAAACCGCTCCGCCGTCATTCCCGCGCAGGCGGGAATCTAGACCTTAGAACAACAGTAATATTCAAAGATTATCTGAAAGTCCGGGATTCTGGATTCCCACTTTCGTGGGAATGACGGGATTAGAGTTTCAAAATTTATTCTAAATAGCTGAAACTCAACGCACTGGATTCCCGCCTTATATGATGCGCTCTATCAAAGGGGCGCATTACTTTTCTTAACATTCCCCTTTGACAGCCAAGTGAAAGGGGCTTTTTTATGTCAGTAGCAAATGTAATATTTTCTTGTTCCTATTGGAGAATATTTAAAAAATCAGATTATTGCGTTTTATGTTTCTATCAGTTCAGGCATGGTGAACCGCATAAACTCGCTGAACAAGAAAATTTTTCAAAGCTTTATCAGGCGTTCGATTATATAGATTCGGTTGGCTCGAATTTTCCGGTAATTATCACAACAGACGGTTGTGGTCTTTCTTCTTGATCTTTAACAGTTTGTCAGGATTGGGCTTTCGGTCGTTGACCGTTGGACGCGCTTTAGCGCGGCAGACGGGAAACGGCTGAAAGCCCCCCCCTGACTAACAGGGGGGGAGCGAAATAAAACAAATCCCTAAAGGTACTGAACAAAATGAGTGAAGCAGAATATTTTTCCCATTTCATATCTAACGGCAATGGGAAGTTATTAGAAATTCCGCAACGTAGGGGCAGGCAGGACGGCGTTTTTATAGATTGGTTGTCATTCACACTGCACGAAGATTCCTTGCTGAAAGTTTCCGGATGCCCCTTAGTTTCCGATGCCGAATATATGTTTGTTTTAAGCAAAAAATTGGAGGAAATATTAGGGTTTGGCATCACGAGCAGATGCAAATCGAAGGGCAATAAATTTTACGATTCGATGTTTAGGTTGGGATCGGAAGAAGTTGACTACGGCGAAGTCCATTACGGAGGTCAGCGAAATACGGTTTTAATCGAATTGAAAGGTGTAGGTTGCAACATTGCAAATCCAGGTTGGGAATTGAGGCTTAAGCAGTTTTTGGAAGATTCATTGAGGCCGAGGATAACGCGGGTAGATTTGGCACTTGATTTTTTTGATGGGGAGTACACGCCGGAACAGGCACTTTTGGATCACGATAATGGTTTTTTTGATAACAGCAATCAAAGGCCGAAATCTGAAACGATCGGTACGGCTTGGCGGAATGAGGACGGGAGCGGCAAGACATTTTATGTAGGTCGCAAGAAAAATTCTCGTTTTGTTCGTGTTTATGAGAAAGGCAGGCAGCTTGGAGATAAAGAAAGCAAATGGGTAAGGTTCGAGATCCAGTTTAATTATGGAGATATAGAAATACCCTTGGATATTTTAATAAATCAGGGTTCGTATTTCTGTGGAGCTTTTCCAATTTGTAGAAAATTTAAAAATATGCCGGTTCCCGAAAGGTTTGATCAGAGAAAGAAAACGCTTAATTTAACTTTCGAGCATAAATTGCATTACGCGAAAAACGCGGTTGGAAAACTGGTCAATTTCATGATTGAAATGGGTTTTGATAATAGCGAAATTGTGGAATCTTTAAAGGCAGATTCGGGATTTCCCAAAGGATTAGAACCTGAAAAATATGCTCTGGAAATGTTAAGGGACGGTTTGAAACACGGTTTTATTCATGAACAGCCGGATATTGATTTGGAAATTGAACTTGATGAATTGGGGGTTATTGCTTTTAAAAATTCTGACAAATTCGATAGGGAAAAAAGGCTTTTTAGTCCTGATTATGATGCCGAGAAAGAAAGGAAATATCAGGATTATCTAGATGAAGTTTATCATCAAAATGTAAATTATGATTATTTTTAAAGGAAATCAAAATGTTTAATCAAAACCAAACTGTAACTTATCCTGCGACTTTTTTGGGAGCCAAAAAATTCAAAGGTGAAATTGATGGCTCTAACATTGACACTTGTTCCGTATTGGTTGCAACACCTTTACCGGCACAGTCGGGTAATGCTGTTGGATTTACGGCAGCACAAATGAAGTTCGGGGATAGTAAGAATTTCTCAAGGTTAGAGAATCTCAAATATCCGTGCGAAGTTATGGTAATGGTTGAAATGACTTCGACAGGTAAAGGCATGGTTCCGTCATTAATTGATTTTCAGGTGGCGGAAAAGCCGAAAGGTTGATTTATGAAATTTGAAGAACGTTTCATAGTTCAAGATTTAGAAACGCATGACTTTATTTATCCCGATCCGTTCGGTGATGTGGGGTTTACTCAAAATATTAAATCAGCAGGTCAATTTGAAAGTTACGAAGATGCATTGAATTCAGGCATAAATGAAATGGGCGGAGGATTCCAGATATTTCAGTTCTTCGTAAAATCGGAATAAAAGAAAAACAGGCTCGGCGGGCGGTCTGTTAACCTTTCACAAAGCCCGCAACAAAGGAAAAATATCATGAAAATGAACCTTGCAACACTAATTATCGGCTGGGTGGTCTGTATGTTTCTTTTTCTTTTCGCAATCCTCTATTTTATCGGCTAAAAACGAGATTCGGAAAAGACTTCGTCCGGATGAAGCAAGTCAAGAAGTCGTCTTATTTTAAATATCAAAAAAAGGAAAAAAACGATGAACATCGTTAAAAAATATGCTGTAAAAGCATTGTTGGCAGCTGGTATCTTCACACCGGCTATTGTTATGGCAGATGGCTTTGATGCAGCCGCGATTGGTACGCAAGTGGCGAATGTAATCATGGGTTTCGTTGCGATGGTTTCCGCCGTGGGTATGGCGGCCATTACCGTCATTTTGGCAATCCAAGGCTTCAAAATGGCTTGGAGCATGATTAAATCTGTCAAATAACGGCAGTGAAGAAAGAGGGGCGCGTGAATGGGTTATCGTGTCGGCATGAACTGTTTTGATACAAGATTGCAGGCAGACGACTATTTATTGTCGTCTCTTCCTCCTACTGTTACAGAAGAAGGAAAAATCATCAGGCCGGAAAGGGTGGGCGATAAATGGATTTTGAACGGAAAGCCGGTTACGTTGTCTTATCCGGAATGTTCCAATTTTGAGCAGATAAAGCAAGGTTCTTATGTCGGTTCGACGGTTCTAATTCTGTTCGTAGTCATTTTCGGTTTCAGGCTTCTGATTAATTTCTTAAAAGACATGGGCAAGGTTGGTACTGATTGATGATTATTGATTTTTGGTTTCTTCTCGGTTTCTTCTTGGCTTTGTCTGTTGCTTGGCTGTTTTGGTAACGGTTGGTAGAATCGGCTTTTTAGAGTGTTTTAAAAGGTCCGAATTATGTTTATTTCTGAATATCATTTAGTTAAATTTCAAACTGATTCACATATTTATAGAGATTTACCACAAGCGTTAATTTATTATAGGGAATTGATTAGAAAAGGGGTTTTTAAAACTTCGTTTTCATTTGATATTTTTAGGAATTTCTTTCATCGTTATGATAGAGATTTTATAGAAATTCAATTCCCTGATTCTTCTACATTATTAATTAAATTAGATGAAGCAAAATGTTATGTTTCTTATCCTAGGGCGAAATTTTTTAAAGATTATCCTATGCTTTAGTTTTTTTGTACCTAAATTTGCATTGGCATCAGTAAATGTTCCGGGTAAATTTGATAGGGTTGAAGTTTATGATGATGGCAGATATTTAGGTATTCGAGGTTCAGATGACAAAAGAAGAAGAATTTGGAAAGGTGTATTTGATAGAGAATCGGGAAGATATTTAACTTCAGAAGCTCAAGATTTAAAAGTTAGGCATGTATCTACTGGAGCATCAAGTACGGGTAAAGTTAGTTCGGTTGTATCTTCATCAGTTTCCCGCGCCGGAGTCTTGGCAGGAGTCGGCAAACTTGCCCGCTTAGGCGCGAAATTCAGCACAAGGGCGGTTCCCTATGTCGGAACAGCCCTTTTAGCCCACGACGTATACGAAACTTTCAAAGAAGACATACAGGCACAAGGCTACCAATACGACCCCGAAACCGACAAATTTGTAAAAGGCTACGAATATAGTAATTGCCTTTGGTATGAAGACGAAAGACGTATTAATAGAACCTATGGCTGCTACGGCGTTGACAGTTCGATTATGCGCCTTATGTCCGATTACAGCAGATTCCCCGAAGTCAAAGAATTGATGGAAAGCCAAATGTATAGGCTGGCACGTCCGTTTTGGAATTGGCATAAAGAAGAACTGAATAAATTAAGTTCTTTGGATTGGAATAATTTTGTTTTAAATCGTTGCACATTTGATTGGAACGGCGGAGATTGTGTGGTCAATAAAGGTGATGATTACAGAAATGGGGCTAATTTTTCCCTTATTCGCAATTCAAAATACAAAGAAGAAATGGATGCCAAAAAGCTGGAAGAGATTTTATCGTTGAAAGTCGATGCCAATCCCGACAAATACATAAAGGCAACCGGATATCCCGGTTATTCCGAAAAAGTAGAAGTCGCACCCGGAACAAAAGTGAATATGGGACCCGTCACGGACAGGAACGGGAATCCCGTTCAGGTTGTCGCAACATTCGGCAGGGATTCGCAAGGCAACACCACAGTGGATGTTCAAGTAATTCCGCGTCCCGACTTAACCCCCGGAAGCGCGGAAGCGCCGAACGCACAGCCGCTGCCCGAAGTATCGCCCGCTGAAAACCCCGCAAACAACCCGGCCCCCAATGAGAACCCCGGCACGCGTCCCAATCCCGAACCCGACCCCGATTTGAATCCCGATGCAAATCCCGATACGGACGGACAGCCCGGAACAAGCCCCGATTCCCCGGCCGTTCCGGACCGCCCAAACGGCAGGGACGGCAAAGATGGCGGGCTTTTGTGCAAATTCTTCCCCGACATTCTAGCTTGCGACAGGCTGCCCGAGCCCAATCCGGCAGAAGATTTAAATCTGCCGTCTGAAACCGTCAATGTAGAGTTTAAGAAATCCGGAATCTTTCAAGATTCCGCACAGTGTCCCGCCCCCGTTACGTTCACTATAACCGTGCTTGATTCAAGCAAGCAGTTCGCGTTCAGCTTTGAGAACGCATGTACCATAGCCGAACGGCTAAGGTACATGCTTCTCGCCCTTGCTTGGGCGGTTGCCGCCTTTTTTTGTATCCGCACAGTATCCCGTGAAGTCTAGCAGGCGCAGCACCGCCGGGCTTCAGTAACTTGTGCCAAGGCAGGGGGAGGACGTCCAGAAAGATTTGTAAAGACGGCTTTATCGTCTTTATAAATCTTTTTGGATACCCCTTGCCGCCCCGCCAAAAGAACACACTCTGCTGCAAGGGCAGGTGGTAAGGCGCGCGCTTTTTGCGCCGTCCCCCTGCCCCCGCAGCGTCGCAAGTGAGACTGGGGGTGTGGGGGCTAGTCCCCGCAAAATCTTTCAGATTAAGAAACATTTTTTTAATGAGGCAACCGTGCCTTTTAAGAAAGGGATAGCAAATGAAATTGTTGGCCGCATTGATTCCGCTCTTGATGAGCGTCGTAGGCCGTATATTGACTGCATTGGGATTGATGGCCGTGACCTATTCGGGGGTGGATAGATTGGTAGCCCATTTTCAACAGGCGATAACCCATAGCATAACGGGCGCACCTCAAGCAATGTTACAGCTTTTCTATATAAGCGGCGGTGGTACTGTTCTAAACATTCTTTTCGGCGCGATCGCCTTTATTCTGTCATTCAAACAAATAACAAAACTAGCAACCTCAATCGGGAAGAAAAAATAAATGGCAGAGATCTGTTTGATAACCGGCACGCCCGGTTCAGGGAAAACATTAAAAATGGTTTCCATGATGGCAAACGATGAAATGTTTAAGCCGGATGAAAACGGCATACGCCGTAAAGTATTTACGAACATCAAAGGCTTGAAGATACCGCACACCTACATAGAAACGGACGCGAAAAAGCTGCCGAAATCGACAGATGAGCAGCTTTCGGCGCATGATATGTACGAATGGATAAAGAAGCCCGAAAATATCGGGTCTATTGTCATTGTAGATGAAGCTCAAGACGTATGGCCGGCACGCTCGGCAGGTTCAAAAATCCCTGAAAATGTCCAATGGCTGAATACGCACAGACATCATGGCATTGATATATTTGTATTGACACAAGGTCCTAAACTCTTAGATCAGAACTTGCGAACATTGGTTAAAAGACATTACCACATTGCGGCCAACAAAATGGGTTTGCGTACCCTGCTTGAATGGAAAGTATGCGCGGATGACCCGGTAAAAATGGCATCTTCTGCATTTTCCAGTATCTACACACTGGATAAAAAAGTTTATGACTTGTACGAATCAGCAGAAATTCACACGGTAAACAAAGTCAAGCGTTCAAAATGGTTTTATGCATTGCCCGTCATCATATTATTGATTCCGCTATTTGTCGGTTTGTCTTACAAAATGTTGAGCAGTTACGGAAAAAAACAGGAAGAACCCGCAGCACAAGAATCGGCGGCAACAGAACAGCAGGCAGTACTTCCGGATAAAACAGAAGGCGAGCCGGTAAATAACGGCAACCTTACCGCAGATATGTTTGTCCCGACATTGACGGAAAAACCCGAAAGCAAGCCGATTTATAACGGTGTAAGGCAGGTAAGAACCTTTGAATATATAGCAGGCTGTGTAGAAGGCGGAAGAACCGGATGCACATGCTATTCGCATCAAGGGACGGCATTGAAAGAAATTACAAAGGAAATGTGCAAGGATTACGCAAGAAACGGATTGCCGTTTAACCCATATAAAGAAGAAAGCCAAGGGCGGGATGTCCAGCAAAGTGAGCAGCACCATTCGGACAGACCGCAAGTTGCCACGTTGGGCGGAAAGCCGTGGCAAAATCTTATGTATGATAATTGGCAGGAGCGCGGAAAACCGTTTGAAGGAATCGGCGGGGGCGTGGTCGGATCGGCAAACTGAAGAAAACGGCAAGAGAGAAAAAAGACCCGTAAACCGTTTGAATATAGACGGCTTACGGGTCTTTGTTTCGCGCAAAGCAAGGGCTAAGGCAGTCAGGCAGCAAATCCCGCAATGTATTAAAACAGACGCGTAGAAATGCCGGCTGCCTTTATCCATCCTCAAAATTGAATATCATCCTAGCCGTATCAAGGCTGTATAAATAAGGAAAATACCAATGAATATAATCGGGCTGGACATCTCAAAGGATACCATAGACGCAACATTGCATAAAACAAACGGAAGTATCCATTACATTAAATTTAAGAATAATGATGATGGATTAAAACAGTTTAGATTGTGGATAAAGGGAAACAGAATCAGAAAAGCCTATATCGGCATGGAGGCAACAGGCATCTATTACGAAAAGGCAGCAGATATGCTTTCTTCCTACTATACCGTTTACGTTATCAATCCCTTAAAAATCAAGGACTACGGGAAAAGCAGGTTTAACCGTACCAAAACCGACAAAGCAGATTCAAACCTGATAGCAGATTACATAAAAAGGCATCAAGATACATTGATACCGTATCAGATACCCAAAAACAAAGCACTGCAAAAACTGATTAACCTTAAAAATCAATTACAGCAACATCAGAAGCAAATTAAAAACCGTCTTCATAGCACTGAAGAAGACTTCATAAGGAACATACATCAAGACTTGATAGATACCATACAGGACAAGATGGAACAGGTAAAAATAGCCATATCCGAACAAATCAAAAAACAAACGGATAATAACCATTACCGCAATCTTCAAACCATCCCGAGCATAGGCAAAGACACCGCATCAGTTCTTTATGCGCAACTTACAGAAAAACATTTTAAAACCGCAAACCAGTTTGTATCCTATGCCGGATTAAGTCCCGCCATCATACAATCAGGGACAAGCGTAAGAGGTCGGGGCAGATTGAGCCGATACGGAAACAGACGATTAAAAAGTACGCTGTATATGCCCGCCCTTTGTGCTTACCGTTTTAACGCATTTCCGAAATTAATAAATAATCTGAAAAAAGCGGGTAAGCCAAAGATGGTAATCATCGTTGCCATCATGCGCAAACTGGCGAAGCTCGCCTATTACATTGTTAAAACCGGCCAGCCTTACGATGCGGAAAGACACCGATTGAATCAATAA